ATCTCAGAGAATAATAAGATTAGTTTTATCACAGAAAGCAATGGAGAATTGAAAAAAGGCATAGTAACCAGTATAAAAGGTGCTAAATCTGACAAAGTAAAAATTGAGTTTATTCCAGAAAATTGTGAACACAGGGAAACCTGGGAAATTATTAAAATTCAAGAGGGTAGTTTAAGGTTGGTAGTAGAAAATGATGAAGGAGAGGATGATGAAGAGGAATAAATTATTGTTGGTAAATTAATAGTAGGATTGGTAAGTTTATTAAATAGTTTCATAGGAATATAAAAATAAAAATAAAAATACATATATAAAGGAGATTATTATTACATATGGCAGAAAAACAAAAAAACAAAGGTTTAGGATTACCTCAAACTAAAGGTGGATTCCAAATTAAAGGTATCACTACAGGTACACAAAAAGAAAGTTTCTATAAAGAAACTTTAACTAAGAAAGCACAAAAACCTTGGAGAACAGTTAATTTTGGAATGAAGACAGATAAAGAATCAACTTTATACATAACTCTTTCTGATGGAGAAAAAGATAAAGTATATTTTTCAAAAACTGAAACAGTAGATGGTAAAAAGAAAACAGACGTTCAAGATGTTGCTTGGAAAGATAGATTTAAATTTAACAAAGAAGGTTATAGGATTATTGGTGTAAATATTGGTATTACTAAAAAGCAAGATGATAAAGGTAAGGAAATTAACGATAAAAAAATGTTAACTGGGTATGATGCCTGTAGAGAAATATCTGAAAATTTAAAAGATGATTTAAGTTTATTTGTTCGTGGTAGTATTGATTATAGTAGTTATGAAGGTAAAAATGGAAAAGTTAGAGCAGTTAAATTTATTCCTAATCAAATTTCACTTTGTAAAGATGTAGATTTTGATGTAGAAGGTTTTGAACCTTCAACCAGAAGATGATACTAAAACTAGATTTATTGTTTCTGCAAAAATTGTAAATTATAATAATATTGAAGATGCAGAATTTATTGTTGAAAAGAAAGAATTAGCAATTACATTTAAGAAAAATCTCAAACCATATTATGCTCTTAAAGTATGGGGTATTATTAAAGTAAATAAAGATATTGAAGAAGTAGAAGTGTCTGATGGTTGGGGAGAAGAAAATAAAATGGATAAAGTTAATACTCCAACGAAAAGAGAATTAATTATTGTTGGTGCTGATCCTAAGACATTAGATAAGGAAACATATTCCGAGAAAGCAATTGAAGAAGCAATGGAGAAAATTAAATCTGATAAGAAAGCAGAAAATGAATTTGGTAATACTTCAGATGATTGGGGTAAAGGCGATTCAAATAGGAGTGATTCTTCAGAAGAAGAAGTGACTGCTGCTTGGTAGAAATGAAATAGTAGTGAAATTTATAAGGGTGAATTTAATCACCCTTATAAAAATATTAATATAATTAATAATAAAATATAAACAAATGGAGGAAATTTAATATGGCAATTGGTCGTGGAGGAAGTAAAGTACAAACAAAATGTGGGTTTTTGATTTTTGGCGAACAAGGAACTTGGAAATCATCTTTGTGTCTTGAATTAATGAAGTTTAAAAGAGAAGATGGAAAACCTTTTAGAGTGTTATATATTGATCCAGAACAAGGTAGTATTGATAGTTATTTAGAAAAATATGAGAATGAAGGTTATGATTTAAGAAATATTTTTATCATTTATACACAATCTGTTTCTGAAGTAAAAGGGTTTATTAAAAAGGCAAAAAATTATGAAGAATTTTATGAATTTGACGAAGAAGGAAATGAAACTGATATTGTATATCTTGATGCAGATGGTGAACCATTTAAACCTGATGCAATAGTAGTTGATGGGATTACTTTGTTATATGTGGCAAAACAACAAAGTATGTTGAATTTTAGTAAAAAAAGAGCAACTGTAAGAGCAAAGAAAAATGAATTAATTGGGATGGAAAAAGAAGTTGCTATTGATGGAGCAGGTATTGAAATTAAAGATTATCAAGGACTAAAGTTTGAAGGACAAGATTTAATTCTTGATTTGCTTGCTTGTGGTAAGCATTTTGCTATAACTTGTCGTGAAGACGATGAAAAAGAATCTTTTAGAGATAAAACAACTGGTGAAATTAAATCAATGGCAACAGGTAGAAAAATTCCTAGTGGATTTAAAGACCTTCGTTATAATGTAAAAACAGTTATTCGTACATTTAAAGATGATGACGGTATTATAAAAGCAATAATAGAAAATAAAGATAGAACATTAGTACATAAACAAGATGAAATACTTATCGAACCTACTTTGGTAGATTGGCAAGTAATAATTGATAAAAATAAAGGGAAAAAGGAATTTTTAATTGCAAATAATTTAAATAAATCAGTAGATAAAGAAATGAAAGCAATTGAAAAAGAAAATTCTAGATTTGATGAAGAAATGAATAATTATACTACTAATAAAAATGAAATTGAATTAAAAACTGTTGAAGATTATCATAATGCAATAGGAAATGCTGTTAAAAAATTATCAACAAATGATAAATCATTAAAACAAGCAAAAATATCTGAAGCAGGATTGCCAAAAGCATTCCAAAAACTTAATGATATTGAAGAATTGAAGAAATATTTAAACATTATAAATAATTAAATAAATATTTAGAAGGGAGATAATACTCCCTTCTTTGTATAAGGTAAGGTGAAAAAATAAATGACACTAAGTATCACTCGTAAGTGTTTTCATTGTAAAGAATATATTGAATTAGATAATGATAATTTTGTTTATATTAAAGATAAATATTATCATTTTAATTGTGCTATAGAGAAACAATTGTATAAGAAAAGAAATAAATTATCTATTGAACAATTACTTGATATACAAAAACAAAATAAAATAGAATTAGAATATAAATTAACTAAAGATAAATTATTTAGATGGTTGCAAAATATATATAATACTGTTGTTATCCCAAAATATTTTTATATAAAAATGGATGAAATTTTTAATGGTACATATAAGGGATTATCAAAAGGTATTCCACCAGAAGATTTATTAGATATGTGGAAAAGAAAACAAAATGAATTAGATAGGATAAATAATTTAAACAATAAAAAAGGTAAATGTTTAATTGGTAGTGCAAGAATACAATACGATTTAGCAGTTTTATTAAATAAGTATGATAGTTATTTAAAATGGAAAGAACAACAAAAATTATTAGAAAATGAGAAGCAAAATATAATTGAAGATATTAACAAACAAAAAATAAACTATAACATAATAAATAAATCTGTTGAAAAAAATATAGATGCAGACACAAACATAAATGACTTGTTAGATGAGGTATTTTAAATGACAGATATACTTAAAGAAAAAGAACCTAGAAATATTCAAAATGAAATTCTTCTTATTGGATGTTTTTATAAACATCCAGATTTATATGTTTCTTGGGGGCAATACATAAGAAGTAAATATGATTTTGATGATGAAGCAACAAAATTTTATTATGACTGTTTTGAATTAATGTATAAAACTTTTGCTCAGACAATAGATGAAAATAAAGTTAATACTTTTATGAGTCAAGATAAAGATAGATTAAAAATGTACAAAAAATATGGTTCATTTAAAATTATAACTCAATGGATGTCATTAGCAGATATAGATGATTTTAAGAATTATTTTAATATTGTTAAAAAGTTTTCGTTAGTTAGAGAGTATCAAAGGAATGGGTATCCTGTTCAAAAAATACTACAACATAGAAGATTTAATGAATGGAATGCACAAGATATATATAAAATGATTCGTGCAAAAGCAGATAAGATTAATACAATAATTTTAGCAAATGAAGAAAGTGTAGTATTAAATGATAAAACAAATGATACAATTCGTAAATTTTTAATTAAACCTCAAATGGGTATTGAAATACCTTGGAGTTTACTTAATAAAATGTTTAGAGGTGGAAGATTAGGTAAAGTTGTATTTGATGGTTTATTGTCAAATGAAGGAAAAACTAGAAAACTAATGAAATTAATTGCATTTATCACATTAGTAAAAAATGAAAAATTCTTATTATTAAGTAATGAAATGGACGAAGAAGATTTAAAAAGTGCTTTAATTACTACAGTAGTAAATAACAAAGAATTTAAAGAATTACATGGAATTGATATTATTAAACCTGAAGGAGAAATAGTATTAGGGCAATACAAAGACGATCAAGGCAATTATATATCAAGAGTATGTGATGAAGATGGTGAATTTTTAGAAAGTGAAGAAGAATATATTAATCGTGTAGAAAAAAATTCTTTAGAATTTAGAAAAATTACAGAAATAAGTAAATGGATTGATAGTAAAAAAGATGTGCAAATATTTTTTAAAGATGTTGGTGATGATTATTCAAATGATAGATTATTGTTTGAATATCGTAAACATAATATTATACATGGCATTAAATACGCAGGTTATGATACACTCAAAGGGTTTGAAACTGATGATTGGCAATCTATAAAACAAACTGCAACAAAATTAAAAGAATTAATGAAAGAGATAAAAATGTTTTTATGGGCAGTTTTTCAGTTAACTGATGATTCCGTATTTACAGATATATTCCAATTTAGTAGTAATAATATAGCGAATGCAAAACAAATGAAACATGTTGTTGATATGTTAATGTTAGGCAAGAGAATACCAAAAGAAGATTATAATAAATATCAATATATAGACAATAGTTCATGGGGAACACCAATTGCACAAAATCTTAATTTATCTAAAACTTATATGGGGGTAAAAGTGGATAAAAATAGGGGTGGAAGTAAAGATATTATACCTTTAATGGAAATTGATCTTGATTTAAATACTTGGACAGAAATTGGATATCTAATAAGAAAAACATAATTATATGGAAGTGCATTCATGGATATTAAACAATTAAAAGAATACATATATGAAAATCATAAAATAGAAGATATTCTACAAGAAATAGGATGCCATTCAATAAAATATCATTCTAGTGGATATTATGCTTGTGCAAATTATGATGGGAATAATAAACAAGCAGTAACTATATATAATGATGAAAATATTAATTGTGTTAATTATACTAGAGATATAGGTACACCTTCAGATTTATTGTCTCTAGTATGTTTTAATAAGAAAATTTCCTTTTTTGAAGGATTGAAATTTATTTGCTATTTTCTTGGAATAGACTATTATCATAATTTTGATGAAAATATACCTGAAAGTATCCGTATTACAAAACTTATTTATGAAATGAAACAAGGAGATATTGATATTGAAGAAAAACCATTAAAACCTATCTCTGATAAAATACTTACATATTATAAATCATATATAAATGATATGTTTTTAAATGATGGAATATCATATGAAACACAACAAGAATTTCAGATAGGTTATGATGAACAATCAAATAGAATAACAATTCCAATATTTTCAGAAATTGGTGATTTAGTAGGTATAAAGGGAAGATTATTTAAAAAAGAATTAGAAGAATGGGAATTAAAATACATATATTTAGAATCTTGTGCAAGATCAAAAATATTATTTGGTTTAAATAAAACATATCCATATATAATGAAACATGGGGAAGTATTTGTAGGAGAATCAGAAAAATTCCCTTTACAATTATGGTCTATGGGATATTATAATTCAATTGGTATAGGTGGCACAAAAGTAACTAATTATCAAATAGAAAAATTAACTAGACTTGGAGTAAATATAATATTTGCTTTTGATAAGGGTATTGAAAAAAAAGAAATTGAAGATATTGCAAATAGATTTATTGATGGAATAAATATTTATTACCTTTATGATGATAAAAATATTTTAAAAGAAAAAGAGTCGCCATCAGATAATCAAGAAAAGTTTGAATATTTATATAAAAATTGTTTATATAAAATAAAATAAAAGGAGTAATTAATGAGATATAATTTAATTGAAAATAGTTTAAATGATATTTATAACCCTAAAGAAACTGTACTAAAAAATAGAGGAATTAAGGATACAAAAACATACTTAAATTTAGACGATAGTGTTTTATATCATTTTAGTGAATTAGATAATATTTATGATGCAGTTAAATGTTTATTATGGCATTTAGAAAATGATAGTGAAATACATACTATTGTTGATCCAGATGTGGATGGTTATACTTCAACAAGTATGACTTATAAATATTTAAAATTAATTAAACCAAATATTAAGTTAACATATTCTATACATACAAGAAAACAGCATGGACTTTCAGATGATATTGATATTCCAAATAATATTAATTTATTGATTATTCCAGATGCATCTAGTAATGATATAGAACAATGTAAAAAGTTAAAAGAAAAAGGTATTGATATTATTATTCTCGATCATCATGAGATTGAAAAACAAAATCCATATGCTATTGTGGTCAATCCACAAAATTGTGATTATAAAAACAAAGCAATTTCAGGTTGTGCCGTTGTATTTAAATTTCTACAAGCATTTGATGAAGAAACATGGAATGATTATGCAGATAATTTTATAGATTTAGTTGCATTAGGTTTGATTGGAGATAGTATGGATATTAAAGAACCAGAAACAAAAAGACTTATTGATAAAGGATTATCCAAAATAAGAAGTAAATTATTCAAAGCATTAATAGAAAAACAATCATACTCAATTAATGGTAATATATCAATCACTAATATTCAATTTTACATAGTACCATTGATAAATGCTCTTATTCGTGCAGGAGATTATGATGAAAAAGATATGTTATTTAGAGCATTTATTGAAACAGATGAGACATTTGAATATAAGCCAAGAAGAAAATCAAAAAATGATCCTGAACCAGAATTAATTATAGAAGATATATATGCTAGAGTAGCAAGGTCTTGTGCAAATGCAAAACAAAGGCAAAATAATTCTAAAAATAAAGATGTTGAAAAAATACTTGAGTATATAGAAGAAAAAGGTTATCAAAATAATAAAATAATTTTTGCAAATATTACAGATAGATTAAATGAAAGTCTTACAGGTTTAGTTACAATGAATATTGCAAGTAAATATCATAAACCTTGTTTGTTATTAAGAAAAGTTAAAGATAAACCTGATTATTATGCAGGTTCAGGAAGGAATATTGATAGAAGTCCAATTAAAGATTTAAAACAATTCTTACAAGATACAAATATGTTTACATATGTGACTGGACATGCAGAGGCGTTTGGTGCTGAAATTCATAAAAACAATATTCAAAATGCAATTAAATTAATTAACGAACAATTAAAAGATGTTGATTTTTCTCATTATTATGAAGTTGATTTTATTGTTGATATTGATGAATTAGACATTGGATTTATAAAAGCAATGGAAGAATTAAAATATATATATGGTCAAGGTATTAAAGAATCACTATTAACCATTAAAAATATAATAGTACATAAAAGTGATATATCTTTAATGGGTAAAGATAGTAAAACATTAAAATTTATTTATAATGATGAAATATCGTTTTTAAAATTTAGGTTAGATGAAGATGATGTAGTATTAAAATGGTTAAATGATTGGGAAGATATGAGTGATAATATTATATTAAATGTAATAGGTAAATGTGGTATAAATAGTTTTAAGGGAATTTTAAGTCCTCAAATAATTGTAGAAACATGGGAGAGGATATTAGATGATCAACCTTCATGTTCATGATGCAAAAGCATCATTATTAGATTCTATTGCAACAGTTGAAAAGATAGTAGAATATGCTAAAAATAATAATCAATCAGCAATAGCAACAACAAATCATGGACTTATGACTTCATTTGTTGATTTTGTCAAGGCATGTAATAAAAATAATATTAAACCTATAATTGGTTGTGAGATTTATGAAACAGATAATATGTATGAAAAAAATGATACAAAAGAATATCAACAACCTAGATATCATTTAATATTATTATCAAAAAATAAAATTGGATTACAAAATCTATTTAAAATTGTTTCAATTGCACAAACAGAAGGATTTTATAAGAAACCAAGAGTATCATTAGATTGGATAAAAGATAATAATAGTGGAAATGGGATAATATGTTTAACTGCTTGTCAAGCAGGAAGATTAAGTAAATATTTAACAAAAGATAGAGAAGAAGAATCATTAGAATTTATTAAAAAACTACAATCTATATTTGATTATGTATCATGTGAGATTCAATCACATGATACAGAAGGGCAAATATTTGCAAATGAAAAAATTTATAATTTTTCTCAAAAATATAATTTACCATATGTAATTACTACAGATGCACATATGGTAAATAAAGAACAAATTGATACACATGCCATTTTTGTTGAAATAGGAGAAGGTAGAGAAGTAGGAGAAAGTTATGTTGGTTGTTATTTACAAAATGATTCAGATGTATATGAAATACTAGGCAAATATTATTCTAAAGAAGAAATAGAAAAAGGAATAAATGAGACTAATTTAATTGCAGAGATGATTGAGAATATAGATATTGGACTAAATAATGGCGTTGTAATGCCAAAAATACAAATACAAGAGGGATTTGAAACAAATGAAGAATATTTAAGATATTTAATATTTAAAAATTTTGATAAAAAATTTTCTCATTTATCTTATAAAGATAGAGAAGTAAGAAAAGATAGAATTGAAATGGAATTGCCTATTTTATATGCTTTAAATTATACTGATTATTTTATTATGTTATATATGTTAGCAGAGGAAGCAAATAAACGTAATATTCCAAGAGGATATAGTAGAGGCTCAGGAGCAAATTGCTTATGTCTTTATATGTTGGGAGTTACACAAATTGATAGTATTCGTTGGGATTTAGATTTTTCTAGATTTGCTAATTTAGGAAGAAAATCTGTCGGAGATTTTGATTGGGACATATCAAAAAAGAGGAGAAAAGAATTTATTGATATTTCAGAAGAGTTGTTTGGGAAAGGTAATGTTGCACCTATTGCAACATTTAATACATTAAGCACAAAAGTTGCAATAAGAGATATTGGTAAAGTGTTAGATGAAAAATATGAAGAATATAAAGGTAAAATTCCTTATAAAATGCGTGATGAAGTGGCAAAAATGATACCCACAATTAAAACAATAAATGATTTAGGTGAAGAGGAAGAAAAAGAAGTATTATTAAGGGATATATTATTTAAAAATGATAAATTGAAAGAAATATATGAACAATATCCTTTATGGTTTAAATATGTTATGGAACTTGAAGGATTGCCTAAAAGCATGGGAAGACATGCAGCAGGAACAATTATTACTCCAAATCCAGTAATAGAATATTGTCCATTGTGTTATGATTCTGATAATAATATAATGATACAATTAGAAATGCATTCAGCAATGGATGATTTAGGTTTAACTAAAATGGATTATTTAGGACTTGAAACTGTAGATGTTATTGATGATACACTTAAAATGTCAGGTTTAACTTGGGAAGATGTTAATATTGATCACTTAAATCTTAATGATCAAATTGTATATGATAAAGTATATAAAACTGGAAATACTGTTGGCATATTTCAAATGGAATCAGCAGAAGCAAGAAAAATGTGTATAGAAGCAGAAGTAGACAATGTAGAAGATATTATAGTAATTAATGCAGCTAATAGGCCAGGGACAAAAGATAATTTTCCTGATTATTGTAAAAATAAAAAATTTCCAAATGAAGTTGAAGTATTACATGAAGATTTAAAACAAATATTTAATAAAACTCAATATGTATTACTTTACCAAGAACAAGCATTACAATTATTTAGATATGCTGGTTTCCCTGAAAATGAAGTAGATAATGCAAGAAGAGCAATAGGACATAAAGAAAAAGAAACAATGAAAAAATTATCAATAAAATTTAAAGAAGGTCTAATAAGTAAAGGATGGAATCAAGAACAAGTTGATATAATATGGGAATTAATGTTAAAGCAGGCAAATTATTCTTTTAATCGAGGTCATGCCGTAGCCTATAGTTTATTAAGTTATTTAACTGCATATCTAAAGACACATTATCCATTATATTTTATGACTGCATGTTTAACTGCAAAAAGTGATAATATACCTAGATTAAGTGTATTTATTAATGAATGTCATAATTTAGGAATTGAAGTATCACCTCCAAATATTAATTTATCAGGTAAAGAATTTACAGCAATAAAAGAAAAAAATAAAATATTATTTGGATTATATGCTATTAAAGGTATAGGTGATGCAGTTGTAGATACAATTATTGAAAATAGAAAGTATGATAATTTTGATAATTTTCTAGATAAAATAAAACAATCAGGTAAAATTGGTAAAGGAGTAATAATAAAATTAGCAAAAAGTGGAGTTTTCCCAACAAAAAATAAAAGGGAATTCTTAATAAAGTATGCTAATATTTTATTTGAAAACGAATATAAAGATGAAATATTTACAGAAAGAAAATCATTTGGTTCAGTAAAAGAATTAAAAGAAGTATGGGGTATTGATACTGATACTATTAAGAATAAAGAAGAAAGAATTGCATTATTTAATCAATCAAGAAAAGTTAAATTTGATTATGAAGAAGTAGATAGAGTATTTAAAAAAGAAAATGACAGACAAAAATACATTGATGAATTTACTTTAAAATATCTACAAGAAGAATTTATGTGGGAATTTGAAACTTTATCTATGTTTATTACATATAATCCATTAAAAGAAGCATATAAATATGTAACTCCTTGGGATAATGTTGATAGTGGTGATAAGGCAGTAGTTATTTGTGTAATTGTGGATATTAAAAGAAAAAAAGATAAAAATAATAATCCATTTGCATATTTAGATTTATATACTCCTTATGGAATTATTGAAGCAACTTGTTGGGCAAGACAATATAAAGAATATAATGATTTAATTAAAAAAGGCAATAGTTTAGCAATACTAGGAAGAAAAAGAGATGGACAATTTTTTGTAGAATCAATTAAAACATACGAAAAATGGTTAAATGATAAGAAAATAAATAAAATAGGAGTATAAAAATATGGAAGAGTATATTGAATTTAATTTAACACCTATTTACGAAGTAAGATATTTTGAAGAATCAAATTGGGGTTGTTATGAATTTTCGACTTTAGATGATATACCTGAATATGAAAAAAATGATAATCCATTCATAGGAGAAGAATTAAAAATAAGTAAATTAGTTGGTAAAATGCAGAAACTTTATATTGGTGCAGATTATAAAGTTTCTGCAAAACTTGAGTATAATAAAAAGTATAAAAATTATACATATAATCCTACTATGGGTATGATTTCATCAGTTAAACCTAAAAATATTGAAGATCAAAGAAAATTTTTACAATCAATAACTACTCCCAATCAAGCAAATACTTTAATTGAAGCATATCCTAATGTAGTAGTTGATGTTATTAATGGTAATTGTGATATTGATCTAAGTAAAACTAGAGGAATTAAAGAATATACTTGGAATTTAATTAAAAATAAAATACTTGATAATTATATAATATCTGATATATTAATTATGCTTCAACCAATAGGTGTTACATACACAATGATTAAGAAACTATTAGACAATGAACCTAACCCTGAATTATTAAAACAAAAATTAACTGACAATCCATATGTATTAACAAAAATACATGGTTTAGGATTTAAAAAAGTTGATGGTTTTGCAATAAAATTAAAACCAGAAATGAGAATATCAAATAAAAGAGTTTATGCATATTTACGATATTATCTTGAAGAAATTGGTGAAAAAGTAGGTCATACATGGGTTTATCAACAAGTTTTAGAATCAGCAGTAAGAGATAATATACCTGAATGTGAAGAATTATTTGAAAAAATTATAGAAATAGAAAAAGAAACTAAGGCAATGTTGTACATAGAAGATGATAGAATAGGATTGAAATATTATAGAATTATTGAAGAGATGATATTTAAAAAATTAAAGTTAATAAACTCTTATCAAGACACTAAAGTAATTAGTGAAGATATTATATTAAAAAGTATAAAAGAAGCAGAAAATGAACAAGGATTTGAATTTTTAGATCACCAAATTGATGTTATTAGAAAATCTTTAAAAGATAAAATTGCTGTAATTTATGGTAAAGCAGGTGTAAGTAAGACCACTTTAACAAGGGCATTGCTTAAAATATATAAAAATTTTGGATATTCCATTGGTGCTGTTGCTTTAAGTGCTAAAGCAGCACAACGTATTACTGAAGCAACTGGTTTTTTTGCATCAACCATTCATCGTATGTTAGGTGCTAAAAGTTTAAATGAATTTAAATATAATAAAGATAATCTATTACCACTTGATGTTATTTTAATTGATGAATGTAGTATGATCAATGCTAAATTATTTTATGATTTATTACAAGCAATTAAACCAGAAACAAAAATTATTATGTGTGGAGATAACCAACAATTGCCTCCCATAGGTTTTGGCAATATATTTAGTGATTTATTAGATAGAAAAGAAATATTTAATATAAATGAATTAACTAAAGTTTTACGTCAAGCAGAAAAATCAGGAATTCTTATGGATGCAAATAAAATAAGAGAAGGTATAAATCCAATCAAGCAAGCGGAACTTAAAATAATTCATGGTGAATTACAAGATATGTATTATATGTTTAGAAATGAACGTGATACATTAAATAGTATAGCAATAAAAACATATTTAAAAACTATTGAAGAAGATGGTTTAGATGACACTATTATAATTGTACCAAGAAAAAAAGATTGTATTAATAGTACAAGGGAAATAAATATTAGAATACAAGATATTTTAATTGATAATACTAAATCATATTTAAAATATGGAAATATTAAATATAAACTTGGTGCAAAAATAATTCAACGTACAAATGATTATGACAAAAATGTATTTAACGGAGAAATAGGATATATTGTAGATATATTTAAAGAGAGAGAAAGAGATAATGATTATAATATGTTTTCAGTAGAATATCCAGGTAGTAAAATTATACATTATACTAAAAATGAATTAGATCAAATTGATTTTGCGTATGCTCTTACTGTCCATCTGGTGCAAGGCTCAGGATATAAAACTATTATTGGGATAGTTGACAATACTCATACTATATTATTAGATGCTTGTTTATTATATACTCTACTTACTAGAGCAAAGAAAAAAGCATTATTACTAGCAGAACCATCAGCATTTATTAAATGTATTAAAAATAATAAAAGTATTACAAGGCAAACTTGGTTAAAAGAATTAAATTAACTTAACAAAATATAAAAATAAATGTTGACAATCAAACCATAAACAATTATAATAATAA